TCTGACGGCTTCAACCCGTCACTTACGATCTGTGATGAGGTTGCTGCATGGCAGGGTGATAAAGGTCTGAAACAGTACGAAGTCATGAAGTCCGGCATGGGTGCCCGTCCTGATGGGCTGTTGCTTTCATGCACAACATCCGGTTACGTCAATGACTCGATCTATGACGAACTGATGAAGCGCTCCACACGCTTTCTGATGGGTGACAGCAAGGAAAAGCGCCTGCTTCCGTTCCTGTACATGATCGATGATGTAGAGAAGTGGAACGACATCAACGAACTTCGGAAGAGCAACCCGAATTTAGGCGTATCAATCACAGTTGATTATCTGCTTGAAGAGATCGCCATTGCCGAGGGTTCACTTTCAAAGCGGGCCGAGTTTTTAACAAAGTATTGCAACATCAAGCAGAACAGTTCGCTTGCATGGCTTCCGGCCAGTGTTGTGGAAAACGCCGGAGGCGATCCATTAAGCCTTGATGACTTCCGGGATTGTTACTGTGTCGGCGGGATCGACCTGTCACAGACGCGAGATCTGACCGCCTGCTGCGTTGTAATTGAAAAAGACGGAGAGTTATACACCTTTGCACACTTCTTCCTCCCTGCGGAAAAGATTGACGAATGTACGCAGCGGGACGGAGTGCCGTACAACATTTACATCCAGCGCGGGCTGATGACTGCGAGCGGTGACAACTTCGTTGATTATCATGACTGTTATAACTGGTTTGTGAAGCTGGTCGAAGAATATCAGATCCTGCCGTTGCAGATCGGGTATGACAGATATTCAGCGCAGTATTTGATCCAGACGTTAGAGGAATACGGCTTCCACTGTGATGACGTATGGCAGGGTGAGAACCTTTACCCGGTCATACAGGAAACGCAGGGATTACTTGAAGATAAAAAAATTCATATCGGTGACAACGATATTCTAAAAGCGCATTTACTGAACAGCGCGATAAAGATGAGTACCGAAAGAGGGCGTGGAAGGCTCGTAAAGCTGACGCCTTCTTTGCATATTGACGGAACTGCGGCATTGCTTGACGCAATGACTGTCCGTCAAAAGTATTACGCCGAGATCGGCGAGCAGCTTACAAACAGAGGTTAAGAAATGGGACTTTTTGAAAAAATATTCGGGAATAGGCCGAAAGTAGTCGGGCATTATGAGGGCGGTTTCAAGATGCTGAACGGCCACACGCCGCAGTTTCATCATTTCGGCGGAAGCCTTTACGAATCAGAGATGATCCGGGCGGCGATCAACGCGAGAGCGACTCATATCAGCAAATTAAAAGTGGAAATGATGGGATCAGCGCGCCCGGCTCTTCAGAGAAAGATGAGACTCGCGCCGAACCAGTGGCAGACATGGGGACAGCTTCTTTACCGGTTGTCGACTATTTTGGATATTCACAACACGGCTTTTATCTGTCCGGTCTATGACGAATACGGCGAGCCGTCCGGAATATTTACCCCGCTCCCGTCAAAGTGTGAGATCGTGCAGTTCAACGAAGTGCCTTATCTGCGTTATGAGTTCAACAGCGGGGAAAAGGCAGCGATTGAATTGTCATACTGCGGAATCCTGACGAAGTACCAATATTCTGATGATTTCATGGGCGAGACGAACCGCGCACTGTTCCCGACTATGGATCTGATCCACATCCAGAATCAGGGCATTGAGGAAGGCGTAAAGAACGCAGCGACATACAGATTCATGGCGCAGGTCTCGAACTTCACGAAGGCCACCGATCTGAAGAACGAGCGCAAACGCTTCACGGAAGAGAATCTGAAGGATGATGGCGGCGGTCTTCTGCTGTTCCCGTCTACGTACAAAGACATCAAGCAGATCGATGTGAAGCCATGGGTGATCGATGCCGAACAGATGAAGACCATCCGGGATAATGTCTTTGAATATTTCGGCGTGAATGAAGACGTATTACAGAATAAGGCATTCGGTGATTCATGGTCAGCATTTTACGAAGGGGCAATAGAACCTTTCAGTATTCAGTTTTCCGATGTCATGACAAAGATGCTTTTCACGCTCCGTGAACAGTCACAGGGAAACAGGGTACTCGCAACAGCCAACAGGCTTCAGTATTTGAGCAACGCTGACAAGCTGAACGTTTCAAGTCAGATGTTAGACCGTGGAATCATGTCGATCAATGACGTGCGTGATATTTGGAATCTGCCTCCGGTAGAAAACGGAGACATCCGGATCATCCGCGGTGAATATTATAACGCTAATAACGAAAGGGTCAATTCAGATGGAGAAGGAAATCAGGAGCTTTGATTTTGAAGTCAGAGCGGAACAAAACGAAGAACACGGCCACATCTTAACCGGCAGGCCGATCGTATACGGTCAGCGAACAGATTTAGGCTTTTATGACGAAGTAATCGAGGCGGGCGCCCTTACAGACACGGATCTGAAGGATGTCCGTTTTTTAGTTAACCACAACACCGACATGATCCCACTCGCCCGGTCCCGGAACAACACCGAGAACAGCACCATGCAGATGATGGTTGATGAAGAGGGCATGGGAATCAGGGTGGATCTCGACATTGACAACAATGCCGAAGCAAAGAGCCTGTATTCAGCCGTGAGCAGAGGCGATATTTCCGGAATGTCGTTTATGTTCACAGTTGATTCAGAAGCCTGGGACGATCTGGAGAGCGAGCATCCGACTCGCAGAATCAGGAGCTTCAAGCGTGTTTTTGAAGTCTCTGCCGTAACGTTCCCGGCATATAGCGCAACATCGATTCAAGCAAGGGGCATTGCTGACGCGCTGGAGAGCGCGAGAGCATCACTGGAGAGTGCAAAAGCCGAAGCAAGAGCGATCGAACGCAAAAAACAGAAAATCAGAATCTTATGTGAGGTAAACAAATGAATTTCGCAGAAATGACCATCGAGGAGCTTGAGGCCCGTATGTCTGCCATTCCGGAAGAACTGGAAGCAGAAGGCGCTGACCTTGACGCCCTTGAGAACGAAGTCCGCGATATCAAGGCCGAACTTGAGAACCGCAGACTTGCAGAAGAAAAGAAAAACGAGATCCGTTCCGCAGTTGCTAACGGCGCCGGTACGGTAATCAAAACTGTTGTAGAGGAGAAAGAAACAAAAATGAGCGATTTAGAAATCAGATCCAGCAAAGAGTATATTGACGCATACGCAGAGTACATCAAAACCGAAGATCCGACCGAGTGCCGCTCGCTTCTTACGACCAATGCATCCGGCACTGTTGCTGTTCCGGTATTTGTTGAAGATATCGTAAGAACCGCATGGGAACGTGACGGAATCACCGCGAGAGTCCGCAAAGCCTACATGAAGGGCAATCTGAAAGTCGGATTCGAGATCAGCGGAGATGCTGCTGTAATCCACACTGAAGGCGCTGCCGCCATCGATCCGGAAAACCTTGTACTTGGCGTTGTGGAACTCGTTCCGCAGTCCATCAAGAAGGTCGTACAGATCTCCGATGAAGCGTATGACATGAGAGGCGAAGCCTTCCTGCGCTACATCTATGATGAACTTACCTACAGGATCGCAAAGAAAGCAGCTGACACGCTGGTAGCGAAGATCGAAGCCTGTGGCACCGTTTCTACCACGACTTGCCCCGGCATCCCGAAAGTTACTGCTGCATCGATCGCACTTGGAACGATTGCCAGCGCAATCTCCAATCTGTCTGACGAAGCTGCGAACCCGGTTGTCATGATGAACAAGCTCACCTGGGGCGCGTTCAAAGCCGCACAGTATGCCGGAAACTTTAGCGTTGATCCGTTTGAAGGTCTGGATGTCGTATTTAATGACACGATCAAATCTTTCGCAGCTGCTTCCACCGGCGATACTTATGTAATCGTTGGCGATCTGGATCAGGGCGCTCTGATGAACTTCCCGGATGGCGATGGCATCAGCTTCAAGTTTGATGATATGAGCCTCAAGAAACAGGATCTGATCGAGGTCCTTGGCCGTCAGTATGTCGGTATCGGCGTTGTAGCACCGGGCGCGTTCGTCAAGGTTGTTAAGTAATTAAATCCATTAGGAGGGCGGATTTATGAAGATACTTATTGCAGTTCCCTGCATGGATCAGGTGCCTACGCCTTTTTGCCAGTCACTCGCACAGCTTCAGAAGGTTGGAGAGTGTACTCTGGCAATGAAGGCGGGGAGCCTGATTTATACATCACGAAACTCACTCGCAACAATGGCAATTCAGATGGAAGCGGATTATGTCTTCTGGCTTGATTCCGATATGGTCTTTAAGCCGGACACATTGATCCGGATGCTTGACACGCTCAAAAAGAATGATCTCGACATGTTGACCGGGCTTTACTTCCGAAGGGTCCCGCCTTATACGCCGGTCCTGTTCGACCAGTTGGAAATGAGGACGAAGAACATCTGTTCATGGTCTGAATTTAAGGAAATCCCGGAAGGACTGTTTGAGGTTGGCGGCTGCGGATTCGGCTGTGTTCTGATGGACACGGGCGTCTTTTTAAGCGTTCAAGCGAAACACGGCAATATGTTCGCGCCGATGGGCAACAACGGCGAGGATCTGGCTTTTTGCATGAGGGCGAGGGACTGCGGATATAAAATCTTCTGCGATCCGTCCATTATCTGCGGTCATGTAGGCTATTCAGTAGTCGATGACCAGTTTTTCAGACTATATCACAAGGAGTAAAAGAACATGGCAGACGCGGCACTTATTACAAGCGCGAAACTTGCGGCGCGGATCACTACCACGGCCTTTGATGCACAGGTGTCAGATTTACTTGACGCAGCTGTGCTTGATTTAGGTTTGGCGGGTGTAGAAGTGCCGGAAACACTTGACGCACTTGTCAAACAGGCAGAGATCACCTACTTCCTGATGAACTTCGGACAGCCTGACGAATACGACCGGCTCAAACGTTCGTATGATGAACAGAAGGCACAGCTGTCGATGGCCACAGGCTATACAGATTGGGGTGATATCTGATGGATAGATCAGATGTTATTACGCTGGTAGGCGAGAGCTACGCGCAGGATGAGAACGGAGTTTGGCGGGACACCGGGCAGGCCCCGTGGAAGGATGAAAGAGGCTATATCATCAGAGATGAACAGCACGACAGTCTTTCATTCTCACAGAACTGGCGGGATGT